GTGTAATATGTAATCTCGGCTGTATAGCCTGCTATTTCTATGATTCCGCCATTATAGAAATTTACTGCTTCTTCATGAACTGCTGCAAGATATATGTAGGTATCTGTCCATCCCGGTGTTGTGCCGGGATACTTGTTACAGATGTAATCAAGTCGAAGAACCTTTCGTTGTAGTTCTTTGGATATGCCTGAGCCTGTCCAAGTAACGGTCCCTGAACCATCTGCGCTTTCTACAAAGTTTTCATCTTCAATAATGAAAATGGCACAGATAGCATCCCCTCCATTCAGGAAGAGGGGATGCCTACAGAATGTTAGTGCGATATCACCCTTCTCGACAAGCGGGTGATTGTCGCGATTCATTAGTGTAGAAGATGCTTTGCCGCTGCCGAATCCTCCACCTTCAAATTTCCCGTCAGTTGATTGGAGGTTTAATTCATCTACGTTTCTTCCGTTGTCCAAAACAGATTTTCTCGTTGCGAGGTTTGCAGGAGAATAGACGTGAAGGAATGGACCTGTCCAGTTAGAACTCATGAGAAGAGATCCACCGGCTTGAATACAACTGCCATGCCACTGATCATCTTCTTGTCGGAGTCATACCAACGAACATCTTGGGTAAAGGAATAACTCTCTAGTTCAACCTGACAGCTCAGATAATCAATACTGCCATGAATTTTAGCGGTAAACGTTGCTGTTAATCCATAGAATCCGGCTGGAGGAAGGCCAAAGAAACTGTTGAACACAGTATTAAAGGTAAATTCATCTACGGCATAAACGGTCATGACAAGGGAAAACGGCCGTGGGATTAGCTTGGCGCCGTCACCATAATTGAAATCAAAGAGAGATCCCCCAGCAGCGGGGATTATTCCAGACTGAACGATTGGAACTGGAAGCTCAAACGCCTGGGTATCAATCCCACTTGGCTGGTTTTGCCCTCTTATATCAACGCTGTTAAAAGTCGCGGGAACTAGATAGGTTGTCATATCAAACCTGCTTTCTCTAACGCTGAGTATAATCCATCTTGAGACGCAGATGCAACCTCGCCTGGGTTGTGTACACCCGTAGCAAACTGATTGATAACTTCTATGTTTATTCCCCCTCCTCCTCCTGGCGATTGTCCTGCAGTTGTGACATTAACATACTCGCCACTTGACACTCCGATTAGGAAGTCATCATTGTTATATCCAGGTGGCACGATCATAGATCCACCAGTTGCGAATTCGGGTGGCAACTTGTCAGGATTCGGACCTCCTCCTGATGTTTCATAATCGACGTAGATGGTCATATGACGGTCGTAAACAACATTAGACAAATGTAGCTCAAGTGCATCAAGCTCGATTTCGGCTGGATCTATATTGGCATATACCCACGTTTCCCATTTGCTTGTGGTGATAAGTGTTAGCTGTTCTTCCATCGCGGTAAGCTTTGCTTCATCTGCTTCTGGTATGCGAACATTCACAATCGCATCCCGGAACCCCTCTTCTGATCTTACGATTCCAGGAGCAACACCTTCTCGCCAATTAGATGGATCGAATTGCTCAACTGCTTCTTTGGCTGTCATAAGACCTGCTGCAACTCTTTCAGCGGCTAATGCTTGTTGTTCAAGATTGAGATCATTAAATCCTTCCGACTGCCCAAGTAAATCGATCTCTGTTTTTATACCTAAGAATTCTTTTTGCAGCTCGCCGGCCTCTTTTGTGAGCAGACCAAGTTTCACTTTAAGGTCGATTGTACTTTCACTGAAATCGCCATTAGCGACAATTGAATCTATAAGAGCTTGTCGATAATAGGTGTCAATTGATTCTCCAGCTTCTTTTAATTGCTCTTTAAGCTGTTCTATTTCCTCTGGATCTGTGGCTAATCCTAAATCGACTTGGAGACCGCTGATGTTATCTATGTAGGATTTACTAGCGTCATAAGCAGACACCAATATAGCGTATTGTTCTGCAAGCCTTTCTGCTATGATCTGTTCCCACTTGGCTTTTTGTTCTGCGGTTAATAATGCGGCTGCCTCTGCCTTTTCTATTCTTTCGGCTTCGTCGGCCTGTGCCTTTTGAAGTTCATAGGCTTCTCTTTGAGCCTCTGTCATTCTATCAAACTCTTTTATCCGATCTATGTCGGCCATGTCTTGATAGATATTCTTTTCTTGTTTTGCTCCTTCTAAAGCAAGTTGCTGCCAATAATAATTTTGGATTGCTATTTCTAATTCTTCTTTTGATATATCGACGTTTTCTCTTATTATTTCTGCTGTGGCAGCTCTGGTTTTATTAATTTCATGCTGAATTTCTAGGTCTGTCCCAGATTTGTCTATTATTGAAACTATGAAGTTCTCTATTTCTACAAAATCTCCACCATAGATAGTAGTTGCTTCATTAAATGCGGAGTTCAAGTCTTTGTATGAAACTGCTGCGGTTGAAAGGGTGTTGATTAAATCGTAGAGAGTTGTTTTTGCATTTGTGAATCCCCTAGCTAATCCTTGTGTAAGAGATCCTTCTGTTGCCCACGCAGCTTCCTTTGCCGCGTTCATTTCCTCTGTTGCAAGATACAATGTTCCTGTAAATTGCGCTGTTTGATCAGCTAATGTTCCTTGTGCGAGAAGGGCGCCTTCGTATGCCTCTGCTAATTCTGCTGTATGCCGTCCTGTTAATTCGAGGACACCACGACCGGCTAACATATCACGGTAGAATTTGCTGTTGCCCTGGACTAGTTCGCTTATTGACTGCTCTGTATCATCGGCATGATCTTCAAGTAATATCAAGCCTTCTATTAATGTTCCACCAGCGGCCGTAAATTCTCGGAATCCCATACCTGCCGCTGCTTCAAAAGCTCTGCCGGCTGTGGTCCCTCTGACTGCTAACTGCGTGAGCATATTGCCTAGCAGATCGCCAATTTCTTGGAAGTCATCACCCTGGCGATTCATGACGACCATAGCGGCTGTGACTTCCTCCAGGCTTACTCCCGCCTCTGCTGCCGGGGAGATAATCTTTGCCATGCCGCTGATCAAGTCTTGTGTTTCAAGATTGGAATTTTGGACGAGGTAAGCATACTGGTCCAGGACTGCATTGATGTCATACATACCACGGCCGTACGCATTGACCGTACTCATGCCTGTGATAAGCGTTTCTGTCATATCCGCATTGGCAACTCGTGCAGCCTTTGTTGATACCTCTACCGCTTGCATGGCGTCGTTGTAATCAAGACCAAGGTTCATTGCTTTACGCAATGCGGTTTGTGTTTCTAACGGCCCACGTCCTATCTCTCGGGCAGCACGAACGGTTGCGCTATAAAGCTCTTCTTGACTTTGAACTAGTTCAGGGATTTGGGCTTTGCTTCTGGCGACTTCTTCTTCTACTGAGGAGAATGTTTCTGTGGCCTGGCGCTGGAACTCTTTTGCCGCTTCTCCTGCTCGTCTAAAACCATCACCAATTATCTGCAAACCCTTGAAAACGATACCAGCTACGCCACCAGCGGCAACGGCTGTAACAAGCGATTCTTTTAATTTCTGTGTTTCGATACCGAATAATCGGGTTTCTGTCTTGGCTCTTATTTCAGCACGAGCAAGCCGGTGTGTTTCAGCTTCTTGTGCTCTCAAAGCAACAACGACTTCGCTCGATCCTATTTTAAGGCGCCGCTGTTCATTAGTCATTTGCTGGTTGACTTGGACCAATGATTTTTGTGCTACATACTGTTTTTGAGATTGCAGAGCCATTTCCTTCATGGATGTTTTATAGCGGAGATTGGCATCTGCGGTTGATTTGACAGCAAGATAATTGGCGTCTTGCGCGATAGTCATTCGCTTTAATTCTGTTTCATGCTGTTGGTTTGCATCGGTGGAGGCTTTCTGCGCAACGTATCCTTCTTCAAGGGAGAGTGTTAATCTTTCTTCTGCAACGGCATGTTGTTTTGTTGCTGCGGTTGCAGCTTCGGATTTCTGAGTGCTTTCGTGAACCTCTCTGTTTAATCTTGATTGAATGTCTGCCTGTTCTTGCGTGATCTCAGCGAGACGATCAGCATCTCTTATCTGATCATCAGTCGCGCCGTCCATAGCTTTTACGGCGGTAGCATATTCTTTTGTTTCTTGCGCCACTTTCTGCATGTTGGCGCCAAGACGATCCAGATCCTTATTAAGAACCATGAGTTCTTCTGCGGCTGGATCGGTTGCGTTATCAAGACCGCGTATGGCTTTCGTGAGTTTAATTGAGGAAGTTGCTGTATCCTTTTGACCTTTATTAAGATCCAGCATTTGAGCAAGAAGTTTATCAACTGCGGCCGCTGCCTCGTTTATTCCTTTTGCGCTTGCTGTTACGCCAACTTCTGTTTCTATTTTTCTTGACATGCTGGTTCCTAAAGATGTTCGGCTACTTGATTAAGAAGCTTCTCTTCTTCTTTGGTTAATTTCTCACCTGTACTTGTCTTATATGCTAAAACGGCTACCTGTTTAGCTATATCCATTAGATACAGTAGGTAGCTGTTTCTCTTTTTTTCGGCTATCCAATCGCCTCCTGGATAGGGTAAGCGAAAAATGTACCTTCCTGCTGCTTGGCTCGCCTGTGCGTCATACAGCCAATTGGACATTGAAAGGATGGGATGTAGGGGTGGTTTAGTTCCTTTCTTTGCTTTTGCCCAATTCCAGACGAGCTTCATGACTTTGGGAGATTTAACGCATCGTCAATTAAAGGATCTAATAATGGCGTAATTACGTGAACAAGGACTGGAAACGGCTTGTCTCCATTTCTGAAATTGTCGATTGCTGCACCTGGGAAGTCTATTGCACGTACTAAATGCTTTCTTGCAGTCCATGCAAGGTTCACTCTTAGAAGAGGAGGTTGATCCTCTTTCCAATTATTGATTAGCTCGACATTTTTCTCTGTGAGAGAAAGATAGGTTGCCAGATCACTATCCGTCATCATAACTGGAATGGTGACTGTTCCTTTCATTCCCGCCGCTTCTATGTCCACTGTTTGTTCGTTTACAAAAGCTTTAACAACTTTCGGCTTGTTCGCCATCTATTTCCCCTTTATATTCACGATATACGTTATTGGTAGCCTATTCGCGGCTATGCTACTGCGGCAGGCGTGACTGTTTCTGTCACGACAATGACATCTGCGATACCTTCTTCTTCGGTGTCTGCATCCATGTCGGCATGAGGAGGACAAGAAACGACGTGTATACTTCCGCCGAATGTGTAGCCGGTCATGCCTATTGCTACACCGGCTGGAATGACAACCATTGAGGTTAGCTCAACGTTGTTCTCGTAGGCTTCCCACAGGGATTTAAGCAATCCTGTTGCTGCGGCCGACTCTAGAAGGGAACGATCATCCAGGACGGACATGGCTACTTCGTAGTTTCCAGCCTTTGCGCGGGATTGGGTTTCGGTCTTGGTTCCCCCTAGACTATTTACGATTCTTTCGCTTTTACGTGGAACGTTGTAGGAGAGCGTTTTGACGCTTCCGTTTTGTTCTGTCCCGTTGATTTTTACTGATCCTCGGTCGGGTATGTATAGTTGTGTGGTTATCGCCATGATTTGTTTCCTTTTTGATTGATGCTAAAGCCGTTTCGGAACTAGGCAATTGCGGCAGGCGTGATTGTTTCTGTCACGACAATGACATCTGCGACACCCTCTTCTTCGGTGTCTGCATCCATATCCGCATGAGGAGGACAGGAAACGACGTGTATGCTCCCGCCGAATGTGTAGCCGGTCATGCCCGTTGTGCTGCCTGCTGGAACGACGAGCATATCTTCAAGTTCGATATTTGTTTCGTATGCTTCCCAAAGTGTCGCCAAAAGGCCCGAAACTCCAAGGGTTTCATCTAACGATCGGTCATCCAAAACGGACATGGCGACTTCATAGTTTCCAGCCTTTGCGCGGGCTTGTGTCTCGGTTTTGCTTCCGCCTAGACTGTTTACGATTCTTTCGCTTTTACGCGGAACATTGTACGAAAGCGTTTTGACGCTGCCGTTTTCTTCGGCCGCATTGATTGTGACCGATCCGCGATCTGGAATATATAGTTGAGTTGTTATGGCCATTATTTATCTCCTGTCGTAGCCTTTGTAGGCGGTTCTTCTGCGATAATGTTTCGCATGAGTAGACGGTTTATATCTGTTTTCCCTAAATGTTCAAACGGCCGGCGCGGGGCGTCATCAGCATAAGGATCGGCCGCTGGTTGAATAAGTTCAAACTCATCCGGTATCATGGCCTTATATAGAACTGGCTGAAGGATAACGTACTGCCTCTGCGGCTCTTTGGTCGTTTTCTTTTTTGTCATGTAATGATCCTTACTAAAACTCTGCCCGGGTGCGCGTTATTGACGCCACCTGGCGCTAACGGCCGTAAACTAAAGTTCGGGAATACTATCTTTCTCCACAAGGAGTTGCGATAGTTTTCTTCTCCAAGAATACGGTAAACTGCATTTTCAACATCGTCGCAGACATCTTCCATTGCGGCTAACTGACCACTGTCGAATTTGACAATCCAATAGAGCACATATTGATAGACTGGCGCACCTGATGATTTTCCGATTACGGGGTATTGGGTTGGAGAGGAGCCAGCGGAGTAGACGCAAAGTTCCCTGTTATACTTGCCAGGCAGTTGAGAGGAATCGTAGATATGGACCTGCATTGTTTCGCCAAGGTCTGTATCTGCCGCAAGGACTCTTGCGATCTCTTTACGAATTTCTTTGATCAACATTAGCGATCCCACAATCTTTCGACGTATGCGTGAAACATATCATCAGCTAATCTATCTATCAGTGGGTCCATTGCTGCTGCCGCATGATCGAACCACTGCAGGCGATCTTGGTGATAGTCTGCCCCGTAATCAACTGGATAACCACCCCATCTGACGTTCTCGATTGTATTTGGATCGATGTCAATGATTACAGAGGCTTTGATGCCATCGGTTGTACTTGAGAATTCTGGTTGTCCTACTCTATGAGACTGCTTGAGCAATCCGGTATCTTCTGGCGCCATGCCCCGTGCTATCTCCAAATATTGCCGGCCCAAGAACCATGCTATTTGTGAAGCAATATTATTCCTGCCCGGCTTTGTTATTTCCTTGAGGGAGCGCAGTCTAGCGGATTCTTTTTGGATTTGAGCTGCAAAGACATCAAGGTTAGGATTCGCATACCATCTAAGCATTGCCGTCTCCTTGTAAAACTATTTCAAGGAACTCGGAGTTGGTCATAGGCCATTTGTTGACGCTGTGAATACGATAATCCTCTCCGGTAGCAAATACCATTCGCATGTTTTCCTTGATCGTTTCTGTTGGAACTTCGGTCAATATTTGAATTGGATGAAAGTCGTAGGCAGTTTCTCCACGAGTTTGACGAAAGATGTAGGGGAACGGATTAGAACAGCGCAGATCGCTAATCACTTCCGTAGAAGCTCCGCCTGCCTGATCGACATCCATAACGGCACAATGTGTGACCATTAGATGCTCGTAGGACACTAGTTTATACCTGGCAATGACGGATACATACCGACTGCGGCGTAGGTAGCTGCTGGCCTGGATTTGATCTCATCACCTCGTTCTTCATCGCCGTATCCCCATATGGCCCTTAGCTTCGACGCTTTGCGACTTAGCATGATGCTGGAGTTGTTGACTTCTGTTGCTGGCCCAAGCTCGGTTTCAAGCGGCTTAGATGCCCATGCAACTGAGGCCATTTCAAGGAGCTTTGCAGAAACGCGCCCGATTTCTCTTTGAGAAGGAGTCGCCTGCTCTGTAACATGCTCTGCCGAACAAGCATATTGAAACTGCTTCTCGGTAACCGGAATGTTACCGGGCATGATTCCGTTCTCTTCGACGCTATCTCCTATCTCGAACTGGACTGATTCAAAGAGGTTTGCCATAAATCACCTACTCTTCTTCCGATACGGCATGTACTAGCGGATACCCAGCCACGTTTATTCCTCTGGTTTCTTCTAGCCAATAGGCAATGTCTATGGCAGACTTTACGCCGATGCCGTTTAACGCTTTTAATCCTTTGATGGATTTGGGAAGCTGCGAGATCGTAGTGATCCCATTCTTTTCAATTGCGGCGCTATGTGGAACACGTGTTCCAGTAAGTTTGTCTGATGGAATGGGATATCCCTCTGGCTCTTCTTGCAGATCGACTTCTGGCATTGGCAGCGGTTCTTGGGACTGTATCTCAGAATGAGATATTACGTACTGCTCTTTTGTGGCAGGACGGCCGTACCAATCGACATACTTGCTGCCAAGTTTTCTGTATCTTGTTTCCATTGTTTCACACCTTTAAACTTAGGGTGCAGGAGCTTGCGGGATAGGCAACTTCTGCACCCTAAATCTGTCGCGACGTTTGTTCCGATCGCGGGAACGTCTGCTCGAAAACCTACGTTAAGTCGCTAGAAGCGATTGCAATCTTTTCCGGCACTTCGATGACTGGAAGGCCATTGGTCACGGCACGGCCGTGCAATTGCATAGGCATTGCTTCAGGTGTGAATAACTGCGCCCAACGACCAGGTGCGCCGCCGCCTTCGACGGTAGGACCGATGTGGGTGTAGCCAAGAGCCATGCTCTTGTATGGATCATCAACTGACCCTTCGCCAACGCGATAGCCGGTTCGCCCAGCATTTGCTATGGCGACGATCTTTCCTTCTGGCATAAACGGTAACAGCTGGGTTGAATCTGGACCGGCAGGATTCATAACTTCTGCTTCCAGGCCATACGCTTTGATACGAATGGTTCGGCGCATGTCAGAATCAAGACGTTCGGTTGTCCCGATCAGCCGCGTGAAGGTGTATTCCTGTGTTCCGTTTGCCATGTCGGTGAAGTTGACCAGCTCAATGCTGTTCACGTCGTTGTCGATGATTTTGGTCAGGGTGTTCGGGTGAACGATGAAATCGTTGACATTGTAGTGCAACACTCGCTGCAATTCGGCAATGTCTGCCCAGAACCCGGATGCTGTACTATCCCACGCGGCCGTCCCTGTTCGGGTGGTGAGAATGTTGGCAGCGGGAATGCCGTAATCAACGGCAATTTCCATGTCGTTGAAACTCCAGGAGATCGCGCCACTGGTGATGGCTTGCGCTCGCAACCATTCAAACGCATCAATATGCGCCTGCACGATTACTTTATCCAGGAAGTTAAGGGCTTCGTTTTGGATGAAGTCGATTGAATCGTTCTGTCCCATTCCTCGCAAGAGGGCTTGCATACGTCGGATCGCACGTTCTGGAAGAACGACGTAGTTAGCGAGTTTGCTAACTTCTTCCATGAAGGTACTCACCTCTGTGATCCCGGTCGGGGGGTAGGGAGAGTCGGTTCCTGCTAAGCCGGCCATCGCGGAGCGAACGGTCATTGAACCGTTTTCTACGTTATAGCCAGGCTCGTTCATTTCTGGTAAATACTGATTGAATAGATACCAGGCTGGCGGTCGTACTTCATTGGCGAATAGGAATGAAGCATCGGCCCCAAGTTCTTTCAAAGCATCAGCAAAGTTAAGATTCATTGGTTATTTCCTTTATCCTCCCTTTGCCTATACTAGCCTGTCATCAGAATAGGTGAGCCATATAAATGCGGCGCCTAATTCTGTGACTATGGTCGCCCAAGCTGCATCTTCGAATTCTGGGGTCAGGTTGTCGAACAACACGCCCCCGATGATTAGTCCATGCCCGGGCAATCCTGATTTATCGTTCTTGTCTGCACTAGCGACTAGGATGCCATAAGCAACCTCTGCTCCCGGCCGTGTGAGCCTGGGACACATTTTGCCACTAGCCAGTAGGGACATTGGTGTCCCTGCCGCTACTAATGTTGCACTTGATGTCTCATCCCAATCTATATCCCGGCCCATATCGTACAATAGCGAATTAGGCTGGGCTACAAACGGAAGGGCATCGTCATGCGTTACTACTCGTGCCATTTGTTTACCTCATCATATAATATATCTTAGCTAGACGTTTGCGGTTCGCTTCGTTTCTTCGCTTGTTCTAGCTTCGCCTTTAGTAATGGACTCATCCCGTTACCAGCATCGCCGGTTGTGCTGCCTTGTTGCTGTATCCAAGTTTGGCCGGTTTCGATGTCTCCCGCTGCTTTCAGCGCAGGGAGGAAGTCGGTCCAGTTTTTCTCGGCATAGGTATCAAGGCCGGTTTTGTCATTACCTTCGACTACGTTGACGACTTTCTTCGTCTTGCCGTCATCATCTGAGGCTTCGCCTATTTCTAGTTTCGCTCCGTTCGGCAGGAGCTTTGATAATACCTTCGGGTTCATTTGTGCGACTGCTGCCGCTTCGCTGACCATCTGGTATTTTTCTAGCTGTAGGAGTTTGGTTCCTCTGTCTCCGATCTCTACGACGGTTCCCAAGTCTTTATACTGCTTGTAGGTCTTGGCGTCTGCGGAGCTGAGTACGAGGCTTCCTTCTTCTGGTACGAGTGCTTCTGCGGCTTGCGCTCGTTGTCTTAGATTATAGGTTCGCTCATGTAATTTCTCGACGAGGCGCATGGCGTCGCCGTTGTGTCTGGCTAACTGGCTTTTCAGATCGGCTGCTCTTGCCGCATCGTCATCTCCCGATCCACCTGTCGTTTGTGTCGTTTGACTCGTCGTTTGTGTCGTTTGACCGCCTGAACCGCCATTATCGTCTGGCGAACGGTATAATCCGTGCATTAATCGCATATATATCCCCTATTTGGTTTTTTGGTTCTGCTATTTAATATAATCCATGATCTGCCTAAAATCAAGCGTTCTATTGTTTTATGTGGTTGTGTTCTTTGCTGTTGGCGTCTCTACTTTGTTTTTCTCGGTTCTTAATTGCGTTCCTTCTTCTCCTCCGGTCGCGTCTACCATGCCTTGCGAGGTGGCTCCATCAACGTTCAATTCTGCGTTTTCCATGGCTTGTATGATTTTGAGGATCTCGGCAGTCGGTTGGCTGTAGCCTGCTTCGGCTAGTGCGGTTTCATGACTGATGAATCGATCTGTTCTGAGCTGGCTCAACAGTAGTTTTTGCTCGGTGGTAACAACGCCTGTGTCAATTCTTACTTCGACTAATGCTCGGTAGGGGGTTGGCTCGGCGCTGTTGCTTAATATAAACTGACCCATTAATAAAACGGTTTCGATTACCCATCGCACCATCAGCCGCGTCTCGTTTGCCATGTCTGTGGCGCTGGCTTCAAAGTCTCCTTTTGCCAGTTGTAGTTTTTCGCCGCTGGCCTGGGCCAAGCCGGTTAGCAATGTATACTCTTGAAAGGCTGAGGCGATCATGCTGTTCCGTAGTTCTTTCCTGGCTTCTGTGAATAGGTTGGGGGAAACGGGCTGCGTTCTGGTAAAGCCGCCACTCATGGCAGCTTTTTCTACGTCGTTATCATCTATAACCATGGACGGCTGTAGGAAGTGACTGCGACCGGCTCCTCGGATCATGGGATCGGGAACGAAGGTTTCTTTGCCGTTTTCTGCTTCTTCCCAATGGCCTGGCGGCAGTAACCCGAAGAAGAAGTCCTCTGGCCAGGCGGCGCCCATGATTGCTGCTTGAAATGCGGTATATACGTGGTTTAGGAATCTCTGCTGGCTTCTCTGGCTGTTGGTCATTAATAACGGCCGTTCTAGTTGATACATGGTCAGCCGCCCCAATAGAGGAATCTCTACGACTCCTTTGCTGACGTTTTCGCTGTCGATCAAACTTTCTAGTACGGTGTTTCCTTGCTCATCTATATAAACGAGTTCGGCGCGATCAAATTCGTCGCCTGCGAGTTCTTCTGTCCAGGAGATGAATCCGGTTTTCTCGTATGCGGAGTCTGCATCTTCGAATACGACTGCAGTGCCTGAATCTGGTGATTCTAGTTCGATTAGGCTCATGGCGGCGCCTAAATCTTCTGCCTCGATGGTTCCGCCTGTTTCTAATCGCTGCTCGGGTATGTAGAACCGTAAGACTCCACGGCCGTCTTGCCCTTCATCGCCGGCCCATCCACTAGCTTCGATTGCATCAGCTACGGTGCTGACGACTTGCTTTTCTTCCATCCAATGCTCAACAATTTGTTTTAGTTCTAATGCTTCTGTTTCTGGAAGAGGTTTGTTCTCGGCGTCGTGCAGTTCCCATGTCCATGCTTTCCCTGTTAAGGCCCATCGCTCTCGTTTCCGAATCTCGTTCAGGACATCTTCGCTGACGAAGATCCTTTCCATCTCTGCTATCCACTGGCTGTACTGTGGATGATCGGATGGTAATCGCGGCCCTGTATACCCAGCTCCAGCCTGCCAATGATCTCCTATGCTATATAATCTGTTGCTTTCGTTTATGAGGGGTATTTTTTCTTCTAAATCTTCTACTTCTAGTTCCGGCCGTGCCATGTCCTACTCCTATATGCTGATGCTGACTAATCTTCGCCGCTTCTGTCGTCTTTGTTTGCTGGTCCAGGTTAATGCGGCAGCGGCTAGTACGGCTGTCATTGCAGCATCGTCATGATCGCCTTCCGGTGCCTCTTGTGTGCTTGCGTCTATGTTGGCGAGCTGCGCTAATATGATCGGGCTGTGTATGCCGATCTCTCCGATTTCCATTAATTCAGCGAGTTTATCCATTGCGATTGTCTTGGTCCTGGCTGTGGTTAACCAGCCGGGCTTGTTATCGAATGGGTTTTTGTATAACCACTTATAGTCATACAGCTCTCTTAATGCTAACTGAACGGCATGACCATGGTTGTTTCTTTCAACGCAGATGGTCGCCTGGTTGAATGATTGCGCGAGGCGATAGATATATCCTGCTATTGTGCTTGGCTCCCATGCCCCCTCAGCATACGCGACTTCCTCGAACAGTAACATATCCCATATTGCTAATGCGCTTGGATCATTAACGGTGTCACCTTCCGCTGGATCTGCTGTGACGAGGTACGGCCGTCCTAACATAACCTGCTGATAGTAGGTGATCCCCGGTATCCTTGGTAATCCAGCCCGGCCCATCATGCTTAATGGCTCGTTCTCTCTGGTGGCTGCTTTGATCCAGCTCGGTAAGAATCGCTTGTTGGCGCTGAGTCCTGCTAATGCCTCGGCGGGGATGGATGGATATTCCTGCCATAATGAATCTATAAGTTTGGTTTTCTGCTTGTGTTTGTACCACGCTTCATCACGACTCGGCCGTGCATACCACGGTAAGAATATTGAGATGTAATCGCTCTCTCTTTTTACGGACCTTCGATATAATTCTGCAAAACCGTTGTTTGGTTTTTCTTTATCGTTCGTTGAAACTATTACGAGTTGTCCACCGGCGTCTGCTGTTTCTTCGGCCGCGTTTAGGAGCTGGCTCAGGAATGGAATGAATGCTGCTTCATCAACGATTACTAGTGTTGCTGTAAATGACCGACCGCTGTGCTTGGTGGTCATGAAGGATTTTGCGCGACTGCCGTTTTTGAGGATTAACTGTTGCTCTAATACCTTGTCTGCTTCTGGTCGTAGCCAGTCCGGTAGTCGCTCCCACATCCCTGATAATCTCCTGGCAAGTTCTCTGGAATCTTCTCCGTTCTTGCTGAAAAGGAGGATCATGCTACCTGGTTTTACGACCATTAACCATAGCGCATATGCGATTGTCAGCCATGAGATACCAAGCTGCCTCGCTTTCAAAACGATTACTTTATTGTTCTCTTTTATGATCTTTACGGCCTCTCTCTGCGCCGGCCAAAGATTAAATGGATACCATGCGGTTCCGCCACGATTCGGATCGTCGATCTCGCAGTATTGATCGATGAAATAGCCGGGCGACATGCTGCATTTGGCTAACTCTATTGCATTATTGTCTTTTTCTGGGGAGATGATTGGCTGTGTGTGTCGCGCCGAGTCTACGGTGGGATCTTTGGCCGGTGAGTTTTCAGGCTCACCGGCTATTGTTTCCTGGTCTTGGGAGGGGATCTCGGTCTCGATCTCTTTTGTATCTTCGCCTTGCATGACAAAACGAGTATACCATATTTGTGTTTTTCGCTAGGATTTAATATTTCCCTGCCGAACCTAGCCTCTCCTGACACAGCCAATCCTCTTCTCTCCTGGCCTTAGCTTGCCGTGCCTTGAATCTGTCCCTTGCCCGTTCCAGTCCGTCCTTGCCAGTCCATACCGCACCCATCCGATCCCTGCCGGGTCCAGTCCTGAATCTGATCCTTGCCTCTCCAGTCCCGACCGTTCCGTTTCCCTTCCTACCATAGCTCATCTCTACTTGCCAAACCACGAATCTTATTCTTCTTCCTGCGCCTCCAACCACCTGGCAGCGTTCACGATTCTTTGAACGATCTCCGGCCGTTGTGTTCTAGACCAGGCTAACATCTTCACATCTTCTATGTTGGCCCCGGCCGCGATTGCCGCTTCCAATGCTCCCGCTATGGGAGGATGCTGCATCAATAACCAATTCCAACTCTCCAGATCCAACACTGTTCCTAGTTCTTCTAATGCCTGCAATTTCTGTTGTGCCATGTTACTCTCCTTTGCTAATATTATAAATCCTTGCCGTGCCAGTCCTGTCCTCTTCATTCCGGTGCTGACCTTTCCCCGCCGGTCCCTTTCCTACCCATCCTTGAATCTAATCCTTGCCAATCCTTTCCGGTCCGGACCAATCCCGTCCTGTCCTGTCCTTGCAATGCCTGTCCCCGCCTTTCCAAACCTTGATTCTTTTCCTTGCCATACCGATCCGGTCCGAACCTTTCCTCTCCCGTCCTTGCCAGTTCTAGCCATACCCCACCTTGATTTATACCCCTGCCAGTTCTCGCCGCGCCGCTTCCTGCCCGACCTTTCCGCGCTCTGCCGGTCCCGTCCTCACCACATCAGGCCCTAAAACTTTCCCCTGCCGCACCTGTCCCATGCTCGCCCTGCCCGACATCGCCGCGTCTTTCCCGTGCTGACCTTGAATCTCTCGAAGGAGGAGACTTTACTCTCCTCCTTCGTTCCCTGCCCGGTCCCGCCTATCCACTCCACACGGCGGCCCTCCAAACCAAATCCTTTCTCTCCGCGCCTTTCCAAGCCCGATCCTGAATCTCTATACTACTTCAAACCGTCCGTTCTGCGGTCGATTGTCTCCCTGCCCGATGATATGCCCCGCGATCTGGAACCACTCGTCTAACATGCTCTCGCTGATGATCTCGTCATCGTAGGTCACATCAACGGTCGCTTCCCACTCGTCAAACACCGGCCGTGTCCTGGCAATCCGACTTCGACTTACTACAACCATACGACGATCTGTGAATCTGCCATCTTCCCACATCTCGTCTGGATCTGTCGGACCTTCGTACTCCAGGAAGGTGTTGTCCATAATGAAAAGCCCTGACTCTGCAAGCTTGCCTTCTTTCCGTTTCCGCGCAGCCCGAATGAGCATCCCCCGTATGTTCTGTGGAGGGATTACCGGCGCAATGCCTTTCCCATTCTGGCCCATGTACAACCCGCCTAAGAATTCAATCCGCCCCATCTCTTGATGATCAGCCGGCGTTTTGTTTCGTTTCCCGCTTACTGCTTTCATAGCGATAGTGAAATCGTTCAGCGGATCTGCTAACTGCCCGTTGTGCATCAATAATGGACAAACTGACTTTAGTTGGTAACTTTTTTCTTGCAACATAACTCATTTCCTTTGCCTTTGTTGGCTTAACCTGATGTTTTTTTTTGCTGTATCTGCGATTCCGTATGACTCCTGTTATTACGAAATGACATTCAGCACATAACGTTATTAAATCTCTCTCTACATCTTCATCACCGAATCGCTTATATGTCACATGATGACACTGAAGGTTTTCGCTGACTCCGCACGTCCTGCACCGGCTCTTATCAATTGCCCGACGCTCTTCGCGCTTCCTGTTCCACGCTGCCGACGCGATGTACCTCGCGTATTCCTTTCCTCTATCCATATCTCTCCTTCGCTTATGTTTAATCCTTGCCAGTCCTCGCCCGTCCTGTCTCTGCCTTTCCAGTCCTGTCCTCTCCAAACCGTTCCTGTCCGAACCTTGAATGTTATTTGATCAATACATAAAAAAACTCCTTCCCATTGCTAGGAAGGAGTTAAAAGGCTATTATTCGCTTAGCCCCTCTGCTACTTGCACTAGCTCTTGGGTTAGCTCCGTCTCGTTGTCTCAGCAACGTGCCGGGGCGTTTTTGTTATTAAACCAAGTGTACCACAGTGTACGGATAAGGCAACTCTATTCTCTCCTGATGATCGCCTGCATCTCCGCTTTTTCTACTACTTCATCTCCCGCTATCTTGTTTAGTTTCTCGGCGCTATCTTCTACTTCTGCCCGATTGCCACTCTTTTCGATTACTCGGATGCCGGTCTTGAAATCTAAGAGGGTCCAGTTGTTTCCCCACTCCCGAATTGCTCGGAACCTGGGCTTGTCGTTGTGGATTGCTCCGTATTTATCGTTCATTTACTGCTCCACTTCCTTTTCGACGAAGATTACACTGAACGTCGCACTACTACTTACGCTTTGCTTTTCCCTTGTTAGCATTGTGACGCTTACTTCTAGCTTTAATATTTGCTTGTTTAACCAATATTCTATTGCTTGCGCCATATCGTATTGGCTTAACTCGATTTTCATGGCGCCGCTTGCTAACTTGCTGCTTTCGCTCATAGTTTTCCCTCTATATGCCTGGCCGCTGTGATCAATCCAGCTATCCGTCCTTCGTTGAAGATGGCACTCGCACGATCTCCTGCTTTCCGGGAAGATTTCGCTTTGTCTTTGCTGGCCTCAATTTCTTTCTCTAGTTTTGTGAGGATGAATCTTTTCCATTCTCTTGTGTCGCTCATTCGGTCATTGCCTCCTTGCTCTCCTGTCCTAAATGCTCGTATAAACTCCAGAATAGCTCCCACTGCGGTTCGCCTTCTTTTTCTTCTTTCTCGTCCCATTCCCCTTCGTATGGGTTCTCGCTTATGCTGGTCTGCCAGATGCCGATGGCCGGCACGTCCGGGTTTCCCTCGTACATCTCTGCTATGACAGGCCAATGATTTACGCCTGTATATGTTTCTGGAAAGTCTTTTAGAAACTGTCGGATGTCTTTCGCGGCCCGGCCGTAATCTTCCCGCAGTACGATGACGTGATCAAAGGTCATGCCCATAACGGCTCTCTGATGCAGCGGTACTGCTGTGATTCCCCATAGATCCCATATGTTTCTCATGTCGCTGCTTAACCAGCCGTGATCTCTTCCATGAAGATACCGTTTGTTCATCGCGTTCCATACGATTGGCGCGGCTCCATGGGAGTTTCTTAGCTCTGTTCCTTCTTCGATTTTCTCTCCAGGCCAGATGTTTATGATTGTTGTATAACTCATATAGCTCATTCGCTCCTCTTCTCTGCTCGCCACGGTATATCCACGCTTCCGCCTAATCGCGCTATGAAGATGCTGGCAAATTTGTCTACTGCAGGCCCGAAATACGTGACCATGCTCTCTTTGCTCACGCCGTTGGCTGGCTTGTCTGTCCCAGCCTCAATGTAGTTGATTCGCTGATCTGGTTTCCACCTGGGATATCTGCATAGGACTTTCCCCCATACGGTGCTCTCACTCGCGAAGGTGATCATCAGCCCTTCTTTAACCCGCCCTATTAGATATTCTCGTTCCATCTTCTCAGCCCAATCTATCATGCCCGGTCGATCTTGTACGATGTGATAGTCTCGCTTCTGACACTTTTTCTTGTAACAACGGAAGTTGCCGTCTGCATCTAGCTTGCAGGCGCTCTCAGCCTGTCCGAATGTAGTTTTTAACCAGACTCGCCCTTCCCACTCTTTGCTCAGTCCGTCTTGCTCTCGAT